CCTTAGTTCCGCTAGATGCAGCGTTAGTAAGTTCCCAAATATTCTCTACTGTAATATTCGGATACTGCGAACGAAACCACATCATCGGCGTAACCATACTACCCGCCGCAGTAATGAATTTAGTCGATGCGGCAGTAAACGCTTTCGGTGCCAATTCAAGATGAGTTGGCGCGTGCGTTCCTTTTACTTGGTTCTGATAACCCGTTACCCAAGCAATAAGATTAGTAAGGATTTGATCACCAGTAAGCGTTGTCCAATCGCCAACAACCGGCAATACTTGTACAGGAATGTTAGGATGTGTAAACAATCCATACAAACCATACATAGTATCGCCATTTAGCTTAATGGACATAACTTTAAGGTCCATTGCTCTCCTGGCGGCGGCAGCTTTTCTGCTATCTAGCCCAATACCTTGAGCGCGACTAGCGCGCAACTCATTGATATTATAACCGTAACTATCACCAAGAGTCCTAACACCAACAGATCGCGACACCGTTCTGACATCCGCGCGTGGTAGGTCATCTGCATAGTTTGATACAACTTTCGCCATACCAACCATATCGTATGCATATTGAGTAACGTTTTCAGCCCATTCCGGAATACTAGTATCATCCGGAACTAGCGCATCGGCATTCGTTGCAGGAAGCTGCCGATCGTAAGTAGTAGAGCGCACATAATCTAGCTGACGTGCTAGAAAGATTGTATCGGTATCCTCACGAAAATTATTCTTAACAATGGGCGCATTGGCCAACATTGCTACATCTGACTCATCGTAATGAATGTGTTCCAGTGGCCCAGGCATAGTTTGTTTCCCCTAACTAATGATGTTAAACGTTGGGATTGTGAAGTTCTACAACAGCAGCAAGTGTAGTAGTTACACCATCCGCGTTCAACAAACTAATGGCTTGCGAACGAAATACTGCATTCGTTACTGCAACGCCAGTAGTATTAAACTTGCCTGTAACCGCATCGGCTTTGCAACCAACACCATCGTTAATACCAGTGCCAGAATCTACTGCTGCCCAGCAACGACCGCGTGTTAGTACAGATACCGCAGTCTTATCGGGATACTGGCCAAGATAACCATAGATGTGATCATGCAATGCAACACCAACGCCAAGTGTAGCACTTGCACCATTTTTAATAGTCATTGCGCCAGCGCCAGTACGTTGTACTGCAACACCAATAGTAACGCCTAGTGCTGGATCACTAGCAGCGAAAGTATCGACGTTATCGTCCATACTATCTTCTTTCATGCCAACAAAGGCCGGAGCCATATAGTTAGCATAAACATTGTTACTAATCGAGAATGACATTTATGCAGCCTCCTTTTCACCACGGATGCGAGCAATCATTCTCGCCCTAGCATCAATTGAGGAAGTACCAGAATTACTGGTATCTTGTTTCGTTACAGTCTTAGTCTTTTGATCGGCAGTCTTAGTATTCTTGTTATCTGCATTAGCAATAGTAATGTCATATGCAGAATTTACATAATCGTCAGAACGATTAGTAAAGTCAAGATCACTACCAAGCTTCTTAACAATCTGCTCTTTCAGTGAACGATCACTAGTATCGGCATCAAACTTAAGCGCATACTGTGTCGCCTTGTCTTCAAGTTGGACACGACTCCTGGCGGAGGAATGCGCCAGTTTTACTGCATTTTCTTGTTCTTGCTTGGCAGTAACAAGTGATGCCTTTACTACATCAAGTTCCGCTTGCAACTGATCAAGTCTAGTCTGCAACGATTTCTTTTCGTTGCTCATTTCATCCCACTTTACTACTACTTCCTTAGCAGCAGCATATTCCAATCCGTTATCAAAACGGATTTTATCCAAACTAACTTCCGGCATGTCATCCTCCGTAGGAAATGAACTAAGATCATCGGCATCTAGTCTAATTCGTGCGTTACCAGCACGACCCTTATGCACGACTGCTAGATGATTGTATTTAATTCCACGTTGGATACAATCATATTTCTGACCATTGTATTCGCCAGAAGTTTCGTCAATCTTGCAGGCATAGCCTAGTGACAATTCGCGTTTATTACCTATTTTCTTTACGTTATGAATTACTATATCTGCAACGACATTATCATCATCATGTTTTTCGCCAGGAGACATTACGTTGCCAACAATAACGCCATCCAATTCACTATTAGCATTGACCATACCACGATGGCCATCAGTAATAGGAATCGCACGCAAACTATTAAGACTGTCTGCCGCGAATACTTCATCTGCCGGTCTATATTCTCTAACTACTTTGCCTTTACTATCATGATAAGTAAAAATGCCAGATCGAGTGATAACTGGCTTGTCGATGATCCAGCCTTCCGCTGTAACATCGGCTTTTAGCTCAATTACATCATAACGAACTGGCATTATTCTACTTCTTCCAGTAATGACGCCTCAAACGCTACAAACTCTGGCAATACTGGTTCTGCCCAGCAACGACATTGATAATCTTCACCTGGGTGATTATCATCCGTTTCGCTAGGCGGATTATCCCAACTAAAGTATTGCCCATCTACTTCTTCGTGAGATTCTCTTACCCGTTCATCACCAACTGTTCGCCAAATGTAACCTTCTACGCCAATATCTTGTTGGCGTTCTTTAGTTAGTTCGCCATTAAGCTTGGCAACCTGATCACGCGCTATTAGGGTTGCGCGACTATCACTCACTTCTGTTCGTTCTGACATTATATCAAATACTTGCTTAGTTAGGTCTTTTAGGTTAGTTCCCTGTATTAGTGCTTCCCTAGTTTGGGCAGCAATTTGGTTACTGGTCTTAAACGGGATATCCTTAATCAGCAACGAATTGTTGCGTGACCAGTTACCAAGTAACGACCGATACTTTTCGGGATTTTCCTTAGTTGGGTCAACTCCATACTGCGACCGCATCAACTTCTTCCATTGAGCTTTATTGTATTCGTTTACTTGCGGTCCAACTCGTTGCATTTCCTTAATAGCTTGATTAGTATGAATTGTCATTTTGTCAGCGATACGTCGCATAGTCTTATCTAGTCTATCCTGCCAGCCAGTATAAGCATCTTGCTTAACTTCACCAGTTGGCAAATTCGTTGCAGTAGCTTCCTCGGCCATAAGTGGTACTTGTGGCGACATATACCGCTTAAGTAACAATTTATACTGATTATTCATTTTCAACAAAATACGCCGATAGGCCCACTCCTGGCCGACAGGGTATTTCATTGGAATAATCGGTTTACGCGGTCGCATTAGTTGGTTCTTGTTCTGGAACGTCTAGTTGCGTGGTATCTACACCTTCGGCATAGTCAATTCCACCAGCATCGGCAGGTATTTCATCTGGGAATTGATAATCCGTGTACTTGTTGACAATGATTTTCCTTATTTCATCAGGTGACACGATACCATTAGTTAACAATGTCATCAACATGGTTACTTCAGTATTATTGGCTTCTTGATTCGTTTTGTTAGTAGTTGCTACCTCGATTTCACTTGGCATCCATAGTGGATTAAATACGATATGCCAAGTATCGGGTAGTTTATCAGTATAGCTACGCTGTATATACAAAAGTGAAATGATTTTCTCTAAACAAGGTTTGGCAATTACTTGCTGGATGTGTGATACCATGCCGTAATAAGATTCAAGATCACCAGCGCCAGTAGCATTAAGGCCGGTTGTTGACTTTCCGAAAAGAATAACAACAGGGATATTACTACTAGCCGATAGTGCGGTTTGATACTCTTGAATAACCGATTGTACACCATCTAAACCTAGGTTTTCGATAGTATAACTATCTTTGGCATCAACTACCACTGAATTTAGGTTGCCACGCACCAAATCTACTAGATTTATTCGTTTCGACACCTGATCATCAGCTTGTTCGGCAAATAGATCGCCCAAGCCTTCCATTTGATAAATACCTTGTTGCTTCCTTTCCAATAGTCTAATAGTCCATTGTAGTGCTTGATCGTAACGACTTAGATCATCTATGCAACCTTCTAGTGCCGATCGACCAATCCAAGCTAAACCTTGTCTAACAGATTGTTTCAGTGGCAACGGTTCGCCACTCATAAAGATTAGTCTAGTTTCATGCACCCGAAACTGACTGACTCCTGGCGGGGAAATGTCATAGTATTCTACTTGACCAAACTTGATTAGATCGTTTACATCAGTATACAAGTATTCAGTAGGTTTGATGCAAGTAATGTCATACACTTTTAGTTCGATGATTTCATCTATAGTATCATAGTTCAATGGCGTACCAAAATCTCCGCCATCTTTAACAATTATGAGTATAGCTGCGCCACCATACAAACGAGTCCAGCGCACAGCATCGGACATTCGACTATATACAGACAATCGATCAATTTCATCGTATATACTGCCTTCTTCATCGCCTTCGATGATTAGTCCACGTTGGAAACAATCATCACTCGGGCGATCAATGATCTTTTGGGCTATTCCACTTCCAACATAAATATCAGCATAGTCATATAGTGCAAATCTACTAGCCCAGAAACGATCTAGTCCACGTCGCCAACTACCACCTTTATAGAAAGTGTTAGATGT